ATTATTAAGATCAATATGCTTCAGTATCAAACGGATACTGTATTGTATAATCGAGAACTTCAGACACAGGTAAAGATTAATTCATTAACACTTCGTAAAGCTGTTACTGAGTTCAAATTGAGTGATGGAATTTTACCAGGGGANAAACTTTTCAACACAGAAGAGTTTGAAGTTGCTATTCAAGTTTTAGGAAGTAGTCCGCAGATTTCTGCTGGATATCGAATGCATGACGTATTTACACATCTTTTTAAACAACGTGGAGTAGATCTTCGTCCTTTCGAGAAAACTCCGGCCGAAATTCAATATGAGCAGCAACTAATGGCATGGCAACAACAAGCAACTTTTGCTGCTCAGAAAGGTGCACCCTTTAATGTTCCGATGCCACAGCCGCCTCCTCCAGAACTTATTGAGCAGCAAATAGCTCAGATGAGAGGACGTCGTGGACAATCCTTAAAACAATTAATTGAAGCTGCTGAACGAGTAACTAGGGAAACATCTAGTACTGGAGCCACTGTATGATACAAATAGACACTCCTTTTACTGCGTTTAAGATGACGCAAGAGGAACTTTCTCTTGCACGAGCAATAACTACTGAGCAACGTTGTTATCTACAGACACTACTGAGTGACGCCGCCACAGAAAAGCTCGCAGAAGAATACGATCCAGTTAATCCTTTGCGATTCGCTCAACGAGAAGCATATCTTCGAGGACAGATGGATATCCTTAATATGCTACTCGCTGATACCCAGAGTGTAACTCGACCCGATCGGTTTAAACCGGAACAACCTAAGGAGACATCATGAACATTATTGACATGTTTCGTGGCGCACCGCCAGCAACTCCTACTCCAGCTCAAAATCTTGGGCCAGATGGAAAGCCAGTTCAGCAGCAACAACTTGGCCCTGACGGTAATCCACTTGTTCCAGGAGCTTCCAATACTCCTCCTCAGGGAGAGGATGCGAACAAATCCCCGCTAGCTGAGTTCGGGAAATTATGGGATACTGAAACACTCAAAGAAGGGCAACAACCAAAGCCAGACTTAAACGATCCTCTCTCGATCGTTCCAAACTTACAAATTGATCCGAAACGGTTGTCAGATGCAGCAAAACGGATTGATTTCTCCCGCGTAGTAGACCAGGAACTTGCAAAGAAAGCATTAGGTGGCGATGTTGCTGCTTTCTCTCAAGTTCTCAACAGTGTTGCTCAAGCATCTTTCGCCAATATGTCGATGGTTTCGTCGCGTATTGTTGAAAACGCACTAAGGCAGTTCGCTCCCAAGCTTCTTAATGAATCTTTGCCGCATTCCATTAGGAAGTTTTCAGTTGGCGATGCTTTAGTTTCCAGCAACAAGATTTTTCAAGATCCTGCTGTTGCTCCAATGCTGGAAATGCTAAAGAGTCAGCTTCAGACTAAATACCCCCAGGCTTCAACCAAAGAAATTAGCGATATTGCTAATCGTTTCATGCAATCTCTCGCTAAAGCAGTTGGTGGCGAAGATAATAATAATTCCAATGATCCTAACCGACGTAAAGAAGTCAAAGAAATAGATTGGCTTGACGACTTTCTCGGTGGGACATCAGCACAAAAGTAAATAGGAACAGTATTATTTTCTTTCTTCAATCTGGAGGTCTTTCATGCTTGCCCGCGGAGTAGTAACTGCTGGTAGCGTAACAGGACGCCAAGCTGGGCCGGGAGATGTTCTTGCCTCTGGTGAGTCGTATGCAACACTTACGACTGCTGGTGCAGGAACGATTCTTGGTGCTATGTTTGCAGCAGGCATCCTGCATCGTACTGGCCCTGGAGGTGGTTACACTGACACTACGGATACTGCGGAAAACATTCTCATTGCACTTGCTGGGAATGACTACAAGGTAAACGTAATGCCGGGAACAACTTTCCGGTTCCTCTTCAGGAACACTGTTGCATTCCTGATGACGTTCGCTGCTGGTCTCGGCGTAATTGCTGGAACTGGCACGTTGAACGTAACAGCGTCTCTTGTGCGTGAATACTTGTTGGAAGTACTGAATTCGACTCCAACATTTACCACGCTATGTAGCACCGCTGCCGCAAGTGCTATTGTAACACTTCTCACACCCGCCGCGATGGGTTCCATCACTCCTGGACAGATTGTGTCAGGAACTGGAATTACTGCGGGTTCTCGCGTTTCCGGTGTAACTATCGGTGACCAAACGAGTGCTCGTGGTCAGGTGGACAAGATTACAGCAATTACGCTGAATCAAAACTCAGCGTCTGCTCAATCTTCCACATCCGTCACGTTCTCTCCGTGCATCCGGTTCAATGGATTGCGCGAGAGCACGTTGTAACTGGCCAACTAAAAAGGAGTCATTCACATGACTACGGGTATCTTCAACACTGGCCAGTTCACGCAGGATCTAGCACGGAAATCATTCGCAGGAATGATTACTCGACTGATGCCTAACGGCTCAGCTCCGTTGTTCGGTCTTACGTCCATGCTTGAGAGTGAAACTGCGGGGAACGTGGAACATGGTTTCTTCACAAAGACCATGCTCTTCCCGCAACTAACTCTTGGCGCGGGTGGCCAAACCATTGATGACACAACCTTTACAGTAACCAGCACAGCAAACATCCTTCCTGGGATGATCTTGCGTGTTGACTCTACTGGAGAGAACGTAATCATCAATGGAATTCTCAGCACCACACAAGTAAGCGTGACGCGTGGTGTTGGCACGGTAGCTGCGGCAGCTATCGCTGCATCTATCAACCTGTATCAAGTCGGCAATGCGTTCGAGGAATCTTCGACTCGGCCAAACGCTCTCCAAATCAATCCTGTTCGTGTAACCAACCTTACGCAGATTTTCCGGAACACTTGGGCGATCAGCGGAAGTTCGGCTGCTGTGCAGATGATTGCTGGAGATAGCAACGTCGCAGAGAACAAGCAAGACTGCGCCGGTTTCCATGCGGCTGATATCGAGAAAGCTCTTTTCTTCGGACAGAAGTTCCAAGGTTCCCGCAACGGACAACCGTTCCGCACAATGGATGGGATTTACTCGATTGTAAGCAACCTTGCTTACTACCCGAGTTCCTATTCCAGCGTCAACGTAACGGTAGCAGGCGGAACTACGAACTATACGCAGTTCGAAGCTGCTTTTGATCCGTGCTTTAATCAAACAACGGATCCGAAAGTTGCGAATGAACGGCTGTTGTTCGTTGGTGGAACTGCGAAGAAGGTTATCAACAACATTGGGCGTCTTAACGGCACCTATATGATGGTTGATGGTCAGACTTCGTGGGGACTTCAGTTCTCGACGGTAAAGATCGCGCGGGGAACATTCCGCGTTATCGAACATCCGCTGTTTAACACCAACGCGTCTTGGAGCAAACTCGCAATTGCTGTTGATTTGTCCAGCTTCCGTCTGGCGTATCTCGGCAATCGTAAAACACAGCATAAAGCATTTAATGCTGCTGGCGAAGAAGCCCAAGATAATGGAATTGATGCTGTCGGTGGAACTCTCACAACCGAAGTAACCGATCTCATCAAGAATCCTCCAGCTTTCGGGATCCTGACGAGTCTGACTGCTGCGGCCGCTGGTTAACTTTTTCGTCTCCTGAGAAGTCAATGGTGCAGAGAAGGAGAGAACTTCTTTCCTGCACCATTTTTTTCTCTAAGTTCGTCCAACAGTGAAAGGAAATAACCGTGGCTCAAAACCCTGATCTGCAAGATGCTAACTCTGATACACCGGTGCAACCTCATGTTTCTCCATTGGCAGCTATTACTCCGCCAATGCCAAATACAAAGGTAAGAGAAGCAGTATATTTTACTTGCACCATCATGAATGCTTCGATGTTCCGGCCAGATGGAAAGAAGCTGCCATTTGTTGCTGGATTCTTGAAAACGAGTATTCAAGAAGATATCGCTTATCTAGATGGTGAGATTGAAAACGGAAATCAATATATTCATCGCGCAAATAGCAAAGAAGTTGAACAGGCACGAATGTATGAAGATCCTCTCGGAGCAATCAAGGATGTTGTGAGACTCGAAATGGAGAAACAGGTGCGAGATAACTATACTATTCCTCAGCTCGAAGCTTTGCTTGCTGAGAAAAAGAATCCGAAACCAAAGGATGTTTCTCCTGTTGAAGCACCGGAACAAAAAGCTCGGCGGCTTCTTGCTGAACTGGGAAGCAAGAAGTTGAAACCGGCTGGAACCGATGCTGTTACTAGCGGTATTGCGAGCAGTAACTCAGGTGATGTTGCTCGTTAACTTGATGCTTGCTGTGGAGAGTTGCGGCTTGTGACATACCAGGAAATTTACGACACTGTAATTAGTCTTACGAATCATCCTGAGCTGGTGGCTGAAACTGCTACCGCTGTACAAGCTGCAACGCTTCGAATGCATCAAACTGACTTCTATGAAAGAGATATAACTGAAGCGAAAATTGTTCTAGAAGCTGATGGTTATATTCAGCAAGTTGATATTAGTGGAGTATTTGCACGCTACAGAAGTCTCAAATATCTTCGTAAATGGAATCCAACTGGAGCTGATCCATTTACGCAGCAACTTACCGGAGCTGCTGGCCCTTTTCTTACGATCCTTAATGCGGATCAGATTCTTGATGGTTATGGACTTGAAAAACCTAATGTTGCTTACATTGCTGGTAGGATGCTTAATATCCGCAGTAACACTGTTCTTCGTCAACTTTTAGCTGGATGGTATCAGCTTCCAAAGGTTACGCCAACAACTGAATACAGTAGCTGGATCGCAGACACTGTTCCATTTGCTATCATATTTGACGCTTGTAGTTTAATCTTCCAAATGATCGCTCTCCAAGAACAAAGCCGCAAGTTCGACAGTCTCGTTGCTGAACAGGCTGCAATGGTTAAAATGCACGGCATTGAAATGAGAGGACGCTAATGAGCACAATCTGGGTAGCACTCGCTGATCCAAATCTGCCACAAGGAGCTATTCCATACATAGATACGGATAGCGTTCCTGATATTGATGTTCTTAATCTTTTTTACGACTCTGTTAATAAGCGGATGCAAGTAAAGAATGGTATTGCCTTTGATTATACTCGATCCAGCGCGACAGGGGCACAGACGATCAATAAAGTTGCTGGAACTGTGAAGATTGCTGCTGCTGGACAGACGGTAGTGTTGACGAATAGCCAAATAGACGCCAATTCTCTCATTATTCCTTTTCTGCTTAGTGATGATACTACAGCCAAGAGTGTTGTAGTTTCTGCGCAAGCAGCAGGTTCTTGCACATTTAAACTGAATGCAGCAGCTACTGCAGAAGTGGTTATTGGCTTTCTTGTGCTTCCAGTTGGACAGGTTGTTGCTCAATAAGGAACACGAATGGCTTATGTTCCAAATCCAGTAGATATTACTGATCCTGTAATATCCAGACCCGCTGGTTCAGCAGCGGAAGAATTTCGTGAGCTGAAGGACTATATTCAGACTCTCGCTGTGAGTGCAGGTAAATCTACGGGCGCAAGGCAAACCATTCTTCAGGGAGTAGTCAATTCCAGCGGCTATGCAAACATGCTTAGTGCAGGAACTGGATTGACAGTTAAACTTGCAGCTACTGCACAAGCAATTGTTTTTGCCTTTGCTGCTGGATTTAACGCAACTGTTGGTGCCATTGATAGTTATGCACAGCTTACTGCTGATACTGACCCAATAATTTCAGCATTGAGTGCGAATAATCTGAGTTATATTTATGCCGACTATGTAAGTGTCAGCAGCATTGCCTGGGACAAAACATTAGTTCCTCCGCAATATGGATATGTCTTCGACCGCACTGAAAATTTTTTGCTGCATTTCGACGGCATTGATGCAGCTACCAGCACCACTGACGACTTTGGAAATACTTGGACATTTGGGGGGAATGCACAGCTTGATACGGCACAACAGAAGTTTGGTAGTGCAAGTTTGTTGCTGGATGGGACAGGCGACTTTGCCAAGACTAACAGCATCACTTCTTTAGGTGACGGTTCATGGGAGGTATCCTGCTGGTTTAGAATCAATGCAAGTCCCGGCAATGGTGTTGTATACGGTCTCATCAGCATCCGAAACGCAGCGGCTTTTGGTATGCTAGTGCAGTTGCAAGATACGGCAGGAGTAGAAAAACTTGCCTTTTATGCATCTTCCACAGGCACGTCTTTTGACATTGCTAACAATGTTTCTGGAACCAATACGACATTTGCTACGGGGGAATGGCATAGAGTAAGAATAGTTTTCGACGCTCTCGCGGGCACCTATCGTGTCTATCTTTCGCTAAATGGAGCAGTAGAAACACAAGATATTTCTGTAGCTTCTACTGCTAGAATTTGCGAGGTGACACAACTTCATCTTGGTATTGCTAGTGATGAAGTAAGCTCACCGTTTAATGGTTGGCTTGATGAATTCCGGCTTCTACGTGCTGCTTCCGCTACTGCTATTGAAACTCCAAAAGCATCTGCTTATGCTGTGAATGAAACCAATCAACTTGTATGTTTCTTTTCCATTCCTGAAATGAAGATGTATGAAGTGACAAGTGCATCTGCTGTTGCTGGCACCAATCCGGGAATGACAGCAAGGAACAGAGTGTTCGTAGCTGAAGCTGATACCAGTGGTGTTGCTGTAACTGCGGTAAGGAACTATGCGCTGCGTGGAGAATATATCAGTGACTACTTCACTATTACAGCTTCGACTACAATAAACAAAGCGCATAACATAGGTGTGCGTCCGGGACGCACAACACAACGCCTGAAACTATTATTAGCTTCGATGGGGTATACTCAAGGCGAGGAACTTGAGGTTAATTATGTGTTTGACGGCAGTACTGGACGAGGAGGTGTAATCTACCTTCCTACACGAAATAGCATGGTGCTTTTGCTTTCAAGCGGCACATATGTATTTGCAAACAAAGGAACGGGCATGTCTGATTCAACTGCTTACAATACAGTTGTTGCGCAGCTTAGAGCATGGCGAGGATGGTAACATGGCTCGTTATCATAGCCGCTGTAATCTTAGTGCTGCTCGCTTTCCATTAACTACCGATCTTGGAAGTCGTACTATTATTCTGCCGCAGCACGACATGAATTATCAACGAAATGCTGTATTTTCAGGCTCTGATGCAGATCGTGATATTGGTGTTCCTCAGGTATTTTATTGTCATAATACATTTCCAACAGAGCAGGGTTTTCAAAGTGTCGGATATGACCAAGTTATTGCCGCTATTCCTACTGCAACAGAGTTTGACCAGATTATTCCGCTTACAGAAGTTGGAGGAAATAAATTTTTACTATCTCCGGCAGGAGGATTAAATTATGTATTTGATGCACCAGTTGGTCAGTGGGAAAGCATAGATCCGATTCCAGCTGTAGAACCTGATGTACTTGTTACTTATGCTTTTGTCCAAGGAAATACATATGTTTATTACGAAAAAATTGGCGCTTTTATTTACAACTCCACAACTAAAACATTTGATTCAGTTACACTGATTGGTCTCAATCCACTACTTGTTAATGGTATTGTAGGAAGTAATGGATATTTGCTCGCCTTTGATGATACAACAATGTATTGGAGCAGCGCAACTAATCCTCTTGATTTTGTTCCTTCACTTATTACCGGAGCTGGTAGCGGAGCAGTGACAGATCTGAAGGGTAGAATTGTAGCAGCTTTGCCTAATATTAATGGTTTTATTGTTTACGGAACAGGAAATGCTGTTGGAGCTTCTTTTACAAGTAATATTCGATTTCCTTTTATATTTAAGGAAATTTCAGGTAGTGGTGGAATTCTCTCAAAAGAACAGGTGAGTCATGACGTTAATTTAGAGAGCCACTACGCACTTACCAGTGTTGGATTACAGGAGATTACTAAAGCTGGCTCTAAAATAGTATTTCCAGAAATTATTGACTTCTTAACTTCTCGTATATTTGAAGATTATACTTCAGCAACTAAAACATTTACTGTGCAAACATTAGGTTCAGATATGTTAGCAAAACTTACTATAATTTCTGCACGTTATTTAGTAATCAGTTATGGAGTTTCTTCCTTAACTCATGCTCTTATCTATGATATTGCTCAGAAACGCTGGGGCAAAGTTAAAATTAACCATGTAGACTGTTTCGAATACAACTATCCTAACTTGTATGGAGAAATTACTTACGAAATGCTAATGGACGCCGGAACTCTGTATTCAGATCTTCTGCTTACTTCTTATCAAGATTTGTTTACAGCAATTGCAACAGCTAATAGGCCAAAACGAACTCTTGCATTTCTTCAAGCAGATGGACGAGTGATGCTTACGAATTTCGATCTTGGCAGACTTGCTGATGATGCTGTATTTTTACTTGGAAAATATCAATTTACTCGTGGTCATTACTTACAACTTCTTGGCTTTGAGGTTGAAAATGCAAATTCTGGGGCAAATTTTGAAGCTTTTGTGCTCCCAAGTCAAGACGGAAAGAATTTTGAACCAGCTGTTACACCATTTCTTAAGACGAATAATGGAAAACTGCGAGAATATGCCTGTAGAGTTACTGGAGTAAATAATACGCTACTTTTTACTGGAACTTATAACCTTGTGGGGACTCTCATTCGCTACACACCACTAGGAATGATTCGTTAATATGTCAGGTGCTCGCTTTAATCTTCCTTTTACTCTTGGAATTGGCGATGTTGTTCCAAGTAATATTCCACCAGAAATTAGACCAGCTTTTGTTGAAGTTTATAGTGCATTTCAACAAGTTCAGTCAGTTTTTCACAACTATCTTGGCATAGGACAGCAACTTAAAGATAGTTGGGCAGCTCTTCCGATAGTAGAAACACTGCACAAAGCTTCCCAATGGAGACTTTATGTAAAAGCCAGCGAAGCAATTGGATTTGGCAATGCTGTTAGTATTCATGCAGTAAGCGGTGTTATTAATGTGCGTAAAGCTAATGCAACAGATAACACAAAGCCTTGTCATGGATTCTGTACAACTTCTATTGGTATTGTATCTGGCGAATATGGAGAAGTTATACTGTGTCAGGGATTAACGAATGGAATTACTGGATTAACAGTAGGAACACGCTATTTTTTAAGTACTACTGATGGATTNCTTACATCTATAGCTCCAGTAGCGGNAGGTAACATTGAACAAGCAGTAGGAATAGCTCTAGAAACTGGACTATTTTTGTTTAATCTTGATTTTGAGTTCATTCAGCACTAAGGATACTAATGTCTCATCAACTTCTTCTAGATATTATCGACGCGCTAGAAGATAGCAACAGTGTTGCTGTTATTATTCTTCCTTATGGGGCTGAAGAAGAAACTCCTGAGGAGGAAAAAGAAGAAACTCCTTATGATGATTTTAGGGAAAATGAAACTTATGAAGTTGGCGGAGGAAGTGATACAGAAGTAGAATCTCATATCCCATTTGCTGCAACTTTTTCTCCTTTTGGTTTTTAATATGAATTCTAAGGAAAAATGGGCAGTAGTTTGTGGAGTGTTCAACAATGATCAATGTTTGGCTACTTGCAAGTTTTTGCAGGGTAGTCCAGACAGTCCTGACAAGAGTTGTAAGCTAGTAGGTAAAAAGAGTCCCCTTCCTGAGGAATGTCCTCAGTTTGAGGAAGCTAGTAGTAAACTTGTTTTTCATTAACTTTACTTTCAAAAGGAGCTACAAATGGGACTTTGGGCCGCATTAGCAGAGTCAGCAGCAGTTCCAGCAACAATGGCTACAATCGTAGAAGTAAATCCTCCTGCTGGAAGGAGGGCAATAGTTACTGAAGCTTCTATCAGCTTCAGTGGTGTTTCAGCAACAGATGTTCCAGTTCTGGTGCAAACAGTAAGAGTAACAGCAACTTCAGCAGCCGGAACAGCAGTTACGCCAACAGATCAGCAAGACACTGGCGATACTGTGCAAGCATCTGCGAAGAAACTTCCTGCTTCAGAAGGAACCGTTGTAGTACTTAAAGGTTACATGGTTCCTCCTTCTTCTGGTCTCGTTATTCAGTATCCGCTCGGAAGAGAGCCAAAAGTTGAAGGTGCAGCAGCAACCGCTAAGGGATTTGCAATTCGTGCAAATCGTGGAGCTGGTGCTGCTATCAATGCTGACGCTAATATTGAATGGGAACAATAATAGTGTTGGCCGCTAGTTTTCTTAGTGCCATAACAGCAGAGGGAGCATGACCTCATGGGTGTTGCTCTCTCTGCTTATCGTAGGAGAACTATAAATTTAAGGTGAGTGATGGGAAGTTCGATCATCCTGCCCAAACGGTCATTATTACTAACGGCTTCAACACGTCGAGTAGTCGTGGATTCACTAGCATTGCCTATTCTAACTTCCGGTATTCTTGTTAAGATTTCGCGCCCCAAGACAATTGCCCCTCTTGCATGGGGCGCGCTGGATACAATAAGAATCAGAATCGTCATGGAACTGGATGGTAGTGAGGAACACATTTGTCAAGGGCAGGCAAAGGGCGGAATTCGTGTAAATCGTTCAGGTATTGAAGTTGATGCTTATGAACTTTTATTTTCGCCTACTTATGGATTTTTCGGAAAGCGTGAAGGTTTCGCGGTTCGGCTAGGTGAACGATCTAGATTGAGTTATCAGTGTCGAATTGAGATTGACGCTCTTGCTGGCATCCTGGAGAGCGACATCGAAGTTATCGGGTTCGATGCACCCGCTCCGCAGTATAGATTCAGTAGTTCGGTCGCCTTCGATGCGGCTACCGATGCCGTTGANACCACTGGCGATGGAGTCCTGTCGTTGTCACACACGTCAAGCGGGGAAAATTTAGGCGTTTTCGCGTATTCGTCCAACAATTCCTTCCCTGCGGGCAAGACCTCCTCCGGCACCACGTATGCCGGGGTGTCCATGACCGAGAAGTGGGACGAAACGTGGTCATCTGGAAATTCGGGGCACGCGGGGTATGTTCTTGCTGGGCAGGCAACGGGCGCGCAAACGGTAACCAATACCCTCTCCGCTGCACCAGCGAACGAGCATTTCCTGGGCGTCACCTCTATGACAGGAGTGCATCAATCCGTTCCAGCGGGGACTTCCGCTACCGCCCAAGGCACGGGAACGGCATCGTCAGTCACCGCAAGCGATGCCGCAACTGGGGATTTGGTGGTGGACGGTGTGAGCCAGATTGATACCGGAACGACGACGGCTGGTGCTGACCAAACGGAGCGTTGGGGCCAAGACACGGGACAGAGTCTATGTCGTGGGTCCTCTCAGCCCGGCTCTGCGGGTGGGGTGATGACATGGACTTTTACCGGCAGTAACCAGTGGGTCGCTGGTGCAGTTGCGTTCAAGGCGGTGTCAGCTTTGCCAGTAATTACTCGCTCAATGCCCCAGATTAGAATGCACACTTAACTTTCTTCGGAGATAGATTATGTCCGGTCTAACACTTCCAGATATCGGTGAAGGAGACAGTGATCTTCAGGCTATTTTATTCCAAGAATATCTTGAGGTTCTTGTTGCTGGTATTAATGGCCTTGATTGCGTTCTTTCAGGATTAGCTGTAACTGGTGGTGCAGATATGACACCAGCAGTAGCAAAGGGCGCAGTTCTTTCAAATGGAACAATGTTTGCAGTTGCTGCTGCTGATGTTACTATTGGAACTGCTGATGCAACAAATCCACGTATTGATTTAATTGTTGTTAATAATGCTGGAGCATTGGCAGTTCGTGCCGGAACTCCAGGAGCTTATGTAGCCGGTGTTTCTGCTCCAAAACCTCCTGTACGAAGCGCGAATGATGTAGTGATCGCATCTGTCTTAGTGTTGGCCAATGATACTAGTATCGAGACCTCGAAGATTGATGACAAACGTATGCTGCGGACTAATGGACCGCTTGTCATCGCTAAATCTGGCGTCAAGTCGCAAGCCAATAGCACGGCAACAGTTAGTATTTTCAATACAGCACCCATTATTCCAAGCGGACTATTTTTAGCTGGGAGACGAATACGAGTAACGGCAGGCGGAAACTTCCTGCACAATACCACAACAGATGCAACTTGCACAGTGCGTATCCTTTATGGCGGCACTGTGATTTTTCAAGATACGTCTGTGGCCTTTGGTGTCACAGCGGATGCTGATCGTTTCCCGTGGCATCTTCAGTTTGAGCTTATTGCGAACGGCAATGCCGATCAGCGGTTGACAGGCCATTGGATTCACAATCCAGCCGTTAACACCGCGCCTGCAACAGGTATAGGAGACATTACAACTGACGAGATGGCCGGTAATACAGCTATTGGTTCAGCTACTGGTGGGATTGCGGTAGATTCTGACGCCGCAGATAGAACCCTCGATATTGACTTTGACTTTAGCGCCGCTAACGCTTCAATCGAATGGGTGTGTCAAGGCATTACGGTGGAGTTGCTTTAAATGCCTAGTTTTGTTATAGGAATAAGTGAAATAGGTATTGGTGAAATTGGAGCTGCTGGTGCTCCAGCTATTCCCAGTAANCCTAAAATTTATGTTTATTCAAGTGCAGTAAACCGCAATACAGTTAGGTTAAGAGTAAAGACAAATGTAATTCATATTAAAGTTTATGGCGAGATTGCTACATATTTTCCCGTCCCACTGTGGATTACATCGGCAGTCAATAAACGTAAATTACTTCAGAAACGACTTAAAGTATTTCGTGTTGATCTTGGTGCTGTAGCTGGATTACCAACTACAAAACCTCCGATTCGTAAGCTTCTAGTAGTGCTGCAGGCAAAGGAAAGAGGTTTAATAAGATCAAGGATACGCACCAAACCAATCTTTGTTAAGACTTCAAAAGCATCAGCAATAGTTGTTCCTATAAAGCCATATGCAATTAGATTAGTTCCACAAGCTATTCAGCGCAGTAAGCTTGCTGCTAAAATTATTGCACAGGTTCGTCTTGCGCGTGCTGCTGGATATATTACTCGTCCTCCGCCACTATATCCTACAAAAGTTGTTTCGCAAGCAGTTGAACGTGGAAAGTTTCGTTTACACTATCGTGCTAGAGTTGAGTTACGTAAGGCAATTAAACCGCCAGTAGTAGTTTTACCAAGCTTTCCACGTTCCCTTGAAGTTGTTTTACAGACAACTAATAAAGCAAGTTTACGTAAAAAATATCATATTACAACAGAATTACGTCGTTTCTATGGTGGAGCTGCCGCAGTTATTCCAGCCTTTCCACAGCATATCAAAGTTATTGCCACAGTAAGAAGAGAAATAAACCGTAGTATTCGAACGGTATTAGGTAAACCCGAAGGATATATTACTAGCAATCCACCAATATATGCTTTAAGAGTATTGCTTCAGGCTGATTATAGAAAGGCAGTACAGTTAAGAGTTAAAACACGAGTTATTCTTAAGTCTGTATTTGGTGGGGCGGGAATAGTATATGTAGATTACGGCGCACCTTTTCTATTTACGGAAGCAAATTGGACACAGCCAAATCCATACTTTGAAGTTTATATGAGAGCAATAGTAGGAACGGTATATGCTCGAGTTTTTGACGAGACAACTTCTTTACCTGTAGTAGATTCGGAAGTAAGTACAGTATTTACAACTTTCCAACGAATTCGCTCATCAGAACTTATCTTAACTGATGGCCATATTTACAGACTTCATGTTGGAAAAACAGCGAGTTCCAGTGGTGAAATTGTTTCCGGCAGATTAATTATCATTTAGGAGAGTTCCATGTTTAATTCAAGCGGTGTTGAGGCAAGTATTGGCGATAAGAAAGTCAAAGTATGGGGCGATAGCCTTATACAACTTCTTCAACTTCTCGTATTGGTTATAGTAGCTTTTGGCTATTATAAGCATGACGTGGAAGCAGGACAGCAGAATCTAACCACTGTTGAAGCCATCAGGGAGCAGATAAAAGTGCAGCGGGAACAGCTTAATGCTCAACGAGAGGCTAATTGTCTTAATAGGCTTACAGAAGAGCAACGTAAGCAGCCAAAAGAAATCGAATTCTGTCGTGAACTGGGAAAAGGACGATGAACTTAAAACCAACCGTAAAAGTAACCAACCTTACTCCTCAAATTCTTCTTGCTCTTATTGTTGCAGAAGGGCTTTATCGTCTCTATATCTCTCCCACATATCAAATTACAATCACAAGCTGTGATGATGGAAAACATGGAGACGATACATGGCATGGAGAAGGTAGAGCAGTTGATATTAGAACCAGAGATATTCCCAAAGAGGTAGATAAGAAGGAATTAACCCGAGCAATTGCTGATGCGCTTCCCGGCTATGATGTACTTTTCGAGTATGAAGGAACAGATAATGAACATATCCATATCGAATATGATCCTGACAAAGAACGTGGATAATCCCCGATAGTATTTAAGCGAAATAGAGATTACACTGAGAACAATAGGAGGCGATAAATGAGCTTTCTTTCAGCTATTCCAGTTATCGGGGATCTTATCAATGGCATTGGAGATGCTGTTGATAAGAATGTAACTACTGATCATGAGCGGCTTACAGTTAAAGCCAAAATGATGGAAATTGCAGCTCCTGCGATGATTGCAGTTGTTCAAGCACAGACTTCTGCTAATGAGCTTACTGCAAAGATTGCAGAACTTGAAGCAAGAAGTGAGGATCGCCTTGTTCGCTGGAGGCGTCCGATTCTAGCACTTGCTGCTGCTGGAAACTTTATGATAGTATTATGGTGGTGGCTTTTAACATCTCCAATCAATGTCTTTGAGCTTACTGATATTCCTGCTATAGTATCTTATAGCTTTACATTTGCTGCTCTTGTTAATGGCCTCGATATTGGAACTCGTGGACTGGAGAAGATGGTCGGTAAATGGTCATCTCGCGCTAATGGAGAACACTGATGGCTCAAGCACAAGTTCAAGTTCCTCGTAATCAAATAGTTGATATCGCTGATATTATTGGTAAGCTTGCTCCTATATTCCTCGATAAGACAACTACAACTACCGGCAATATTTCTGCCGAAGCTGCTGCTCAAAGTGATGCTGCCTTTAATCTTGCTTTCAATCGTGCACAGTCCAGCGATCAAGCTGATCGTCTTATTGAAGATATTCTTTACCGAGCGCAATTAGCTTTCGCTCCTGTTCTGGGTGAAGAAAAAGCTGCTGGAGTATATAACAGTTCAACAAAGCTGCTTCTGGGACAAGAAGCGCAGCGTAGAGCTGCCGCTGCCGCTGGAGCAGCTGTTCTTCAGGATCAACAACAGAATCTTGCAACTGCTGCGAGTGTTGCAAATCAGCGAACTCAAGCTACTCGTGGAACAACACAAACAGCTCAACGACAGGCTAATCCTCTTCTTGGTTTAGGAGCACTTTTTGCACTCGGAGGTGGACAAAAACTATTAAAGAAACCTCCAACATCAAAAACACTTCCTCCTCCCGCTTCCAGCGGTGCTGAAGCTGTAGAACCTGGGGCATATGATTATACGCAAGAAGGATATTCTTCTTTCGAAACTGGCAATATTAGTGCGCCTCCAATTCTTGGAGCTGGAAATCTTGAAGAAGCAGCAGGTGCGGGATTTTTCGCAGATTCCATCTCTGGTGGAGATTTAGCAGAATTTACTGCTGCCGATGCTTTTGGAATCTATGATTATGGCTTTGATGGAGCAGATCTAGGAGTTGCGTCTGATATTGGATTTTCTGAGGCCGGAAGTGAGCTAGCTTCTCTTCCTGCCGGAGAAGAAGAACTTGGATTCTTCGAGGATATTTTTGACATTGGCGGTGGAGATGGAGGATTCTTCGAAGATGTTGGCGGCTTTTTTGGATTCGCTGATGGTGGACAGATTCCGAAAATCAATCCATTAGCTGCCTATACAGATGCAGCTCTTATTTCTCGCTCCCGTCCAGTCAATAAAAGTAGTCCTCTTCTTTCTCGTCTAGCATCTTCAACTACTACGGCTTCTGCTGTCGGAGCGCCAACACGACAACGTAAACCAACCTCCGAAGATGAAGAAGGAGATGCTCGTATAGGAGGGGATTCCAGCAGTGTTGGAACATCTGCTTCCAGTACTGGCCCCGGTGGACCTGGAAGCGGTAGAGCAGCAATGACAGCTATTGCTGCAATGGCATCAATGGCAGCTATGGGACTCCCAGGATTGCTAGGCTTTGGAAAAAATCTTGGAGCATATGAACTTGGTAAGAATGTTATTAGCAATCTTCAAGAAACTCAATCTCTTGAACAAGCACAAACTGAACTTGCAGATTTTATGGCTGCTTTTTCTCAAGCTATGGCGGAACCTGGATTCGGCCTTTCTCCTGGACTAGAACCGCAGGGATTCGATTACAGTTTTGATGCTATTGATCAAGAACCTGGGACTGCTGAAGCTTCAGAATCAAGTACAGAAGCAGAATCCAGCGAAGCGGATGCAAGCTCTGGAGCAGAAGATTCTGATAGTTCTGGAAGCGGCGAAGGCGAAGGTGATGATGGCAGTGACGGAGATGAAGGTGGCGGCGACTTCTATGATGGCGGAGTAGTTCTGAAGAAAAAGGGAAAGAAAGATGGATATGCTGAGGGTGGTCGCGTATCTAGGGAAGAAGATTACATCAAACAAGTAACCAAATCTCCTAATACTCTTGGCTCTCCTTCTATTATCGACGAGTTACTGAACGCATTATTCAAAAGCCCAATTGATCGTAGAGGAGCAGATTTTGGTATTCCTCCAGCGAATGTTAAAACTTCCGCAGTTGACAGTGTTCCAATTAATGTAACTCCGGGCGAATATGTTCTTCCTGTTGATGTTGTTAACGTTATTGGAAAAGATAAACTGGACGCACTTGTTGATTCTCTCCATCAACCAGTTCAGGGTGGAAGGGTGACATGATGGCTGTAGAGAACATTGGCAGCCTCGACAAGATCCTTTCTGAGTTCGCCAACGTAGGTGCAGCTCAGGCTGCGCAAACAAAGAAGCTAGATGCAGATGAAGCTGCATTAAATGAGTCTGTTGCAAAGGAAACGGATGCGATTCGCCGCGAGGCGGAACTCACAAGTCAAGTGCAAGGTCTTGTCGACGAGCTTATGATGCGGCGTACTGGAAGGAATCAGGAAGCAGCAGCTTCCTTCGGCACCAATCCTGATGCTTCTACCTATGTAATTAATGAACTTGCGAAAACATCCATTGAAAATGACAAGAAACTTGCAGCTTCGGCCGCAGATCTTTATAGAAAGATGGCTGTTGGTCCCGGCGATGATATTCTTGAGTGGATAGTTAATCAATTTACGTTGCCATCTCAGGCCCAAGCGCACAACGCTCTCGCTGTTGAGCAGGAAGTTGTAGCTGGCGCTATTACTCGTTTACAGCAGCAGACGCAAGAGCAGGTCAAGATCAATAACGCTATTGATGTCAACACATCTCAGGCTATTATTAAAGCAAATTCCAGTCGTCTACTTGCCGCAGCTCTTGTCAAGGCTGAGAATGCACGACAAGATGCTCTTAAGACAAATATGACTGTCGGAAGTGTTCGTCTCGCTACTACACAACAAGCTTTTACCAATTCTCTCGCTCTTGTTCGTGCTCAAGTGGATCTTCAGCAGCTCCAGATTAGTCGTGATCGTAATAAACTGGATGAAGAACTTAAGCAAGAACGTCTTGAGAAGCTACGTCGAGAAGAAAAAAGTGATCTTGAACTGCAGGTAGATCTTAACCGAGCTACTGCTCTTCATGGAATGCGGCAAATCACTCCTGAGCAATTTCGTCGTATGTCAGGTCCAATGAAACAAGTTCTCGAATATGCAATGTCAGATCCTTCAATGCTTAGCGGCAGACTTGGACCGAATCCTGCTGTTGCTGTTGAAATGGCTTCTGCAATAAACTCTCCTCTTACCCCGGCAACGCAGGATGTAAAGATGAAGCTTATTGATATGATGGTAACTGCTCAGTCACGTCCAGATTGGGCAGCTCTCAAACCTGAACAGAAACAGAATGCACACATTAAAGCCATTAATGAGCGACTTGCTGTTGAGATGAAGAATATTCCTGACTCTGGCAGCCTCTTCTCTTCTCCACCGATGCAGAGTGTTGGAAAGATTCCGAGAGTAGAGGCAACAACATTGTGGCGTGAATATATGGCGCCTCTTGCTAAAAATCCAATGGCTCCAATGTCCGCGAATCAACTATTTGTTGGTGCTCTCGATACTGTTGCTGCTGGAAAGATGCCAATTGAACAAGCTGCTCTTGAAATCTCAGAAATCTATAAAGCTGTTGTTGCTGATAATTGGCATAATAAAGATTATGGCCGTTTTGCTATTCAAGTTCCAGAACAATTTCGCCATTCTTACTTTACTCGCATACCTGGACCGTTCCGCTTCGGGACTGAGCAACCTCTCGATATGACAAATGCAACTGCTGTCAAGAATCGTATGCTTCGTCATCTTAACGCACAGAAGATGAGTGATGAAGCAGAAGAAGCATCTCAAGGCATGATGCCCTGATGGAACATTCTGATTTACATTTCGCAACAGATAATCATGAAGTGGCCCTTAGTGGGCGTAGTATGTTCGATTCTGTTGCTGACTTTCTTAACAAAGGTATTCCGCTTACTGGCCTCAGCATCTACAACAGTTTTGTAAATACTGCTGTAGATGTTGGTAATTTCTTCGGCGGGGAGCTTGAGCGTAATAATCCTGTTGTGCAACTTCAAGATTATGACGATGATCTTCTCACCTACTACAAAGATCACGCAGAAGGTATTGAAGCTGCTGGCTTGGTTGTTGGTAGCTTTATTCCTGGACTTGCAGCAATAAAAGCGTTACAACTAGCCAGTCGTGGTAAGCAGGGTCTTAACACAGCAATGGCTACTGGTCTCCTCAGCGGCAAGAAACAGGCTGTGATTAATGATGCTATCGCTGAAATCAAGGCTGGAGAAGCCTCCCTTTTCGGCAATATTAACGCCTCTAAACTCAAAGCTATTGCTTATGGCTTCGGAGATCAAGCTCTCCAAGCAGCGGCATGGGAAACAGCAACGATTGCAACAATGAAAGCAAATCCTCTTCTCGACAAAGATGGATTTGAGGATATTATGTCTCACATGTTCTGGGGCACACTTGTTGGTGGCGGTGTCGGAGGTATTATTGAAGGTATTGCTATTCGCTCAACAATCAATAATGCTCTTCGAGATATAGATGCGAAAGAAAAAGTTTTCGATCTTGCTAAGAACTTTGGACTTGGTAATTTCAATGCTGGTGATCGTGTTGTTGCTCTCATTAACAGCATTGATGAGATGCCAATTCCTGTTACTGCCGGAGAAAAAGTTAAGGCTGTTAGAACAAAATCTCAAGCTGAGATAGAGGCGTTGAAAATACTTAAAACTATTAGTCCGGAGGCTGATGAAAACCTTGGAAAGGCCTTCATCGACTCTCTCTATCATATGCGCCATCAAGCACAACTCTCTAAGGAAGAAATGTATGACTATCTTGCTCGTCTCGCACGGATTAGTCGTGCTGATTCAGAATCATATCTTAAAGGTGATGACGTATTCTATGTGAATCGTTTCGCTAATAAGGAGGATGTTTATTTCGGTGACCTCATTATTCAGCCTTCGAAGGCGAAAACTGCTGAAGAAGCGGCTAATTTTGTAGAAATGCAGAAGAAGGCAACTTCATCTTATGCTTATGCAATACAACCTGGAGCTGCTAATGTTCGTGTTGCTCGTTTTATTGATACTATTGTCACTGACGATGGTAGAGAAGTTGCAAAATATGCGAGTAAAACTGAGGCTTTTGAAGCTGGGGAAGATTTCTTCATCGACTCGCATCTTAATGTTCTCGTTAATCCAGAATCAAAGAATGTGAAACGAATTCCACGTCCCGGCGAAGGTAGAATCCTTAGTGTAGAAGAGGAGAAAGTTTTCCGNTCAACTGGAAATCTTCCAGAAGGTGCAAAACCTCTCTACGGTGCTCCTCTTTTCTTCAATGTTCTTACGGGTCATGTAACTGATCGCGCCTATGCAGTTATTGGCGATCTCGCTCCTATTAAGAATGTCAAGGATCTTTTAACTTACGACTCTCGTGGCAATATTACTGGTATCTCCTTGAGCACCGAGTTGGGGAAGAAATATTCAAGCACGCACTATGTGGAATCTGGTTTCAATTATCAGGATGCTTCTGCTATTGATGCCAATGCTCGTTATGTTTGGGCGTATGCTCGCGGACTTAAACGTAATGATATTATTAACTACAATGATATTCCAATGCTGGAACAGGTTATTCGGATAGGTAATGCGGATGGTATGGCTAATGTAAGAGAACTCAATGTTCGTGTAAGACAGCCGAACGGAGATATTACCAAACTTCCAGATGCGGCTGCTGTTCTTGAACGGCAGGTGTGGAAGGAGAAAGATACAGTTATCGCTGAGTTGCTTGGAGATGGCAGTAAGCGAGTAGATGCTGCTGAAGTTGCTATTAAAGTGAATGTTCCAAAGAGTTATCTAGAAGCTGGAATGCGAGCAGCTAAGTGGGAAGAAGTTTCAGTTCCTATTCAGAATCATCTTAAAGTTAACACTATTCGTCTTGAGTATGACATCGGCGATCTTAGTGTGCAGGAAGGAAATATATTGAGAGGCATGATTGATATGCAGTATCGTATTGATATGGCGAAACAACAGGCTCTCAATGCTGTTACTAATTACTACAAAGGTGAAGTTCCTCGTATGCTTGCGCGAGGAACAGCTAAGGAATCCAGCATTCTAGGTGCTGGTCCAGGAGCCTTTACTGCTTCTACTGCTGAGTACGGGACTCTTGCTCAACAGATGGAATCGCTTGGCAATGCACTTAGTCAATGGATGCAGGTGAGGCGCAGCTATGTCAGCGATCATCTTGCTGGAAAAATTGCTGCTCTCGAAGGGGATGAAATAGCTAGTGCTGAACTTGCAGTTATTACAAATATAGGACGAAGAGTGGCTCGGCAATTTCAAATGCTCCCAGAAGGAATCGCTGAACAGTATAAGAAGCTTGGAGTATCGGGCGAGACTATGGTTCTTGAAAAATCTCTTATTAAAGATCCTGAAGGAGCCATTATTGGCTGGAAACCTGAGTATATTCCAAATGAAGGTGTATGGATTGACGGCAGCCGCTTTGGAAAGCTTGATTACAGCGACAAACCCTTTGAAGGTGCGTTTACTTATTATAGGCTTAATCCAAAAGTAGCCTCCTTCCTTCGTGCCGGAACAGAACTAAATGATGAACGACTTATTCATCACAATAATTGGCTTGCTGCTCAGGGTATTGCTCGTAAGTATGATCTTGGCACTGTTTATTTTCCGCCTATTGATACTGCTCGCTATAAGTATGTGGCACTCGTTCGTGAGGCCGAGGGAATAGCTTTTGGAACTAGTGATGCAGCAGCTATAGTTAGTGATTCTGCTGAGGGACTTCAGAAGAAGGTTGCTCTTGTTCTTCAAGATAATCCACAAGCCCGTATTAGCTTCAAAGGAACTTCCAGAGACTATCACCAAGCTCTCGGAGACTATGATTATAGTCTTAATCTCGTTGAATCAGCTATTGATTCCAACCTTCGGAAGAAAGGTATTCTTAGCGATGTATTGCCTAATGTTCGCGGGCAGCAACAACTCAAGGAATATTTCGATTGGCATATACGACAGGAAGAGCGGCAAAGCAGAAACTTTATGGAATTAGGCAATGCGCAACTCTTCGCTGAATTACGAACACTGGGGAAGCGTTTCGTTGAACCGCAGGAAGCTGTGGGGCCACAAGAGGGAAGATTCTTCCGACGAGCCGAGAATCCATTCCGTCGTTATACTGATCTTGCTCTTAACATTAGTCCAAAGCAAGAATATCGTTTGTGGCAAGACTCTCAGGAGAAGGTGGAAGCTTTTGCTGCTACTGCCTTCCGACAAGCGAAGGAATTGCTTGGACAGGCGAATAAAGGACTTATTAATTACGAGCAAGCAACAGAGTTAACAAGCCGCTTTGGTCTTGGCAATCCGTATCAACGGACTATTGAAAAGCTTGGAGAACTGAGCGAGAGTGGTGCAACAAAAGGAGCACTTGAACGGTTTGCTGAAGCTAATCGCCTTCCTTTAGGTGTTCCGCTTTCTCGCTTTGTGCAAAAAGCGAATTCTGTTCTAGCAGCGACTGTAATTCGGCTTGATGCTTTTCAAACTTTAATAAATGTGGTATCAACCCCTGTGCTTCTAACAGCCGAGTTCGCATCAGTAAAGAACAATCCAGCCTTACGCCAGCTTCTGACAACAGAGCTTCCAGGTGGAGGTGGTAAAGTAGTTCCTTCCTACTCGAAAATATTGTTCGAATCAGTGGGAGACTTTTTTGGTCGAGACAAAGAAGCTCTAGTCTCCCGCTACCGTAATCTTGGAACGGTTCGGGAACTTTCATCTGACTACCAAGAAATGCTCTCTTCTTTAACGATTGCTGGTTCTGCGACAGCAAAAAAGCTAGAAGAAATGGGCGAGAAGGCTGTAAAGCTCGGAGTGAAAATCTCTCGCGCTGATTGGGCGGAAGAATTTGTTCGATTTGTTGCATCAAGAACAGCTGACAAACTTTTCTCCGCTCTCGGACACTCGGGACAAGCTCTTGACGACAATATAAGAACATTCGTAAACCGAGTGCATGGTAATTACTTAGCTGCGCAAAGGCCGATTGCATTCCAGGGGCCAATAGGACAAGCAGTTGGACTCTTTCAAACATATCAATTTAACCTAATGCAACAGATGTTTCGCTACGTTGCAAATCAGGAAAAACTCCCACTTGCAATGTTATTCGGCATTCAGGGTACCTTATTCGGTATGCAAGGAATTCCCGGCTTCCATGCTTTGAATACTCATATCGTAGGTAATGCGTCGAATAATCCTGAACATAAGGATTTTTATTCACAAGTGCCAGTATTGTTTGACAAGAAGCTTGGGGATTGGCTATTATATGGCTCACTATCAAACGTTCTCTCGACTGGGTTGTATTCTCGTGGTGATATAAATCCACGCCAAATATCCATCCTTCCAGTGAATCCGTTAAACTTTCCAGCAATTTCGGCTGGAATACGTTTTGTTGGTAATCTCTGGGATTTAGGTACCAGAATGAAAGACGGTGCTCGTTTTTCTGATGCATTACTACAAGGACTAGAGCATAATGCTTTATCGCGTCCTCTGACTGGTATTGCTCAGATGGTACAAGGGTATACGACCACATCGAAAGGTTCCTTGATTAGTGCATCGAATGATTGGGATTCTATAGCGACAGCTTCACGCATCCTTGGAGCAAGACCTCTTGATGAAGCAGTCGCATTAGACGCTCTCTATCGAAAGACCGCATACCAAGCGAAAGATACGGCGCGGATACAGCAATTAGGTGAGGCTGTAAAAACAACACTGATCGCTCATCAGACTCCAACAGTGGAAGAGCTACAATCGTTTGCGGGCCGATATGCAGCTTCGGGTGGTAGAGTTGAGCATTTTGGTAGGAAGATGATCGAATGGACGCGCGACGCCAATCAGTCAACCGCCAATGATATTTATCGTTCACTTCGGTCTCCTTTGAATCAAAACATGATGAGAGTTATGGGAGGTGAAAGACTCCCAGATTTTTCTACTTCTCTTCCGGCTTCGGTGACTGCGACTTCGCCAATTCAATAGTTATAGCCTTCGGCCCCTCTGTAACTTCCACGTCAACAAACTGCGGATCATTTGCAACAATAATAGCTCCCTTCTGTCGTAGTTTTCCAACCAACATATTGCATAGATCCGGAAGATCGTACACTCCATCTAGCAATATTCCAAGATCCGCAGCAATTGCTCCAAGTGAACTCTCAAGATCCATTCCTTCCAGTTTAGCTAGAAGTTCTGGATGTTGTTTTAGCTCTTGTTGAAGAGCTAGAATTGCATCTGGCAGCATGATGTGATACATTTAAGTTTTCTCCTTCCGCTCCTTCTCCGCCTCCCCTGCGCGGGCTTCGGCGGCTTCAAGCTTTCCCGATAGCATCCACGCTTGATCCTGAGCATCTACCTTTGCTTGCCTCTGGATTTCCAACTCCCGCTCTTTCTCCACCAGCGCGGAGCGGAGAAGGTTGGCATATTCTCTAAGTTCCAATGCGCGGAGCTGCATGCCTACCCAATCATCCCAGGGCACTGTTCTAATTCCACGGTCCTTTTGAAAGCTCCGTGATGGATAGTCAGGAATCGTGAACTTTGGCTCCTCCGGCATCTCCCCGCTGTCGGGGGCCGCGCTCGCAGACGTTCTTGTAGCCTCAGCTACTTCGGTCCTTTCGGGTTCCGTAATCTGCGGCGCGGCTTTCAAAAAGACGTGTTCTACAATCCTGAAGAAATGCTTAACATGCACTAAGGCACAATGATGTGCTTCGTCTGCAGTAAGAAAATGCCGCGCTTGATTAGCATCTTCTGTCCATTGACCGGCATAAGGAAGAGATTCCCAAGCGGCTGCTCTCCACCATATAGTCGGACTGTGATT